CCTCAAGACCGCTTTTATAGACGCCCATCCTGTACTCATTCGGATTGTATTCGTCCTCAATGCGGACATACCCGTCACGAGAGCAAAGGAAATTGCGGAAGTTTGAAATCGCCTCCGCAAAGTCCTCCTCTGTCTCCGCATAGATGCCCGCTGGATATGTGACCTCTATGTTCTCAAAGCGCCCTTTATCGAGCGCAAACTGTCCGTTTCTGCCCGCTATGGAAATCATTTCGACTTCTCGTTCCGGTGCGTTATAAACGGCCTGTCCCGTGATATATACGCCATAATTACGGGACGATTCGCCGTCTACTGTAAGAGCCTTAAATATAGCCCCTGTCTGTGCTACTGCCATGCCAACCTCCTCTGATTAGTCTCACGAATAAGCATACGCTTAACTTCTTCAGCTATAGCCTGTGGATCTCTGTCCGCTCCGTTGATGTTGATTACGATGTTGGTCTCGCCTGTCTGCATATCTTCAAGAGTCTTCCAGAACCTATCCAGAGGAACGACCGCCTCAGATCCAGCCTCTCCTACGCCAATCAGAGACGCACGGTCGAAGATACCACCTTCTGCGTACCAATCGACGTTGATCTTCGGAGGAGTGCCCTTTCCACCGATGCCCCACGGGAGTTTGCCTCCGCTGATATGGAAGTGTGGCAGCTTGAATTTAGGCAGCGAAAGTTTAGCGCCGTTTATGATGCTCTTTATTTTGTTAATAGCGTTCCTAACCAAGTTGACCGCCGTCTGTATCGGATTAGTTATAGCGTTCTTGATGCCATTCCAGACTGTCGTTACTACCGTTTTAATAGCGTTGAACACGGTCGTTACTATAGTTCGTATAAGGTTGATACGTGTTCTAATCGAACTTACTATCAAGTTCCACGCCGTTAGAACGCCCGCCTTGATGCCGTTCCAAACGCCAGTAATGAACGCTCCGATCTGTGAGAATACCGCTTGTACGCTTGCCCACAATTCTTGAGCCTTCGCCTTGATGGTGTCCCAATTCTTGTAAAGAAGAACACCGACAGCAACCAGCGCTGCTATAACTCCGATTACGATGCCCACTGGCCCCGTCACTAATGCTCCGAGCATCGGTCCAATCGTTGAAGCGAGCGACATAATGGAACTGATAGCAAACGACAATTTACCGAGCGCTATAAGCACAGGTGCTATCGCTGCGACCACTCCCGCAATCACTCCGATTGTCGTCAGGATTGCCGGATCTAAATTCGAAAGCCAGTTAGCGAATCTTCCAACGAGATCCACTACCTTTTCGAGAGCCGGCGCGAGCGACGAGGCGAGTTGTGAGCCTACAGTCGCAAGCGCTACCGATCCGATGGCCTTCATCGTGTCAAGCTCATCATTGAACTGGTTCGCCTTGTCGAGAGTCTCCTGATCCACGAAGTCGAGCCCGTACTTTGAAAGCGTCTCAGAGAGATTCTTATACGTTTCGCCGTTGTCCTCAATGAGTGGATTCAGATTAGCTGCACTCTTGCCCATCAACTGCATAGCGAGAGCATCACGCTCAGTCTCGTTTTCCATTTGCCCGAGTGCTGATATAGTCTCTTGCCATACCTGATCAGATGATTTCAGCGTCCCGTCCGAATTGGTAATGGACACGCCGAGCTTATCGAACGCCTCGGTCATTGAAGAGGAACCGTTCTGAGCCGAATACATGGATTTCTCAAGTTTGACATGAGACTTCGCTATATCCTCGACCGATACATCCACGAGATCCGCAGCGACCGAATACTTCTGGAGGTCAGTCGTGCTCATACTGTAGACCTTCGAGAGCGCGTTCAGATCGTCCGCATTCTGTCCCGCTTTGTATGCAGCTGCTCCGAGTGAAGCAACGACACCCGCTGCTGCCATCGACAGCCCACGCATGGCCTCACCCGCCTGAGTGAGCTTGTTGCCCATCTCTTTGAACTGTTCAGACGTTGCCCTGAGATTGACGTTGCCTATTTTCCTCAGCTGTCCCTCGAAGTTCTTGACCTGATTCCCGGTGACGATAATGTCTCTCTGGAGTTTTCTGTACTCCTCGGAATTCTTATCGACACCCTGAGCGTCCATCTGCGCCTGAGCCTGTTTCAGCGTGTCGAGTTTCTTCTTGGTTTCATCCACCTTCTGCGTTAGGAGTTGCTGTTTCTGTCTCCATAGTTCCACATTGGTCGGATTAAACTTCAGAGCCTTGTCGACTTGCTTTAGTTCTCTGTCGAGCGACTTCGTATTATTTTGGATTTGCCGTAAAGCCTTATCGAGTCGAGTGGTATCACCCTCAAAAGATATGGTGATACCTTTGATATTTCCGCTCATATGTTATACCTCCGTCGCATCAGCATATTCCCAACGGAGACCATGCGTGTGAGTCGCTTCGCCGTTGCAACATTTCCATATTTTCGATTGGAGAACGCCCTTCGCTTTAGCTGCGATGTTTTGCGATTCAAACACCTCTCCTGTATTAAGACATCTAACCGCTCTGCTTTTCGGATTGCGTTTGCCGTACCATCGCTTCGTCTTATTGTTCGTAATCCCGATGTAGCGTTTGCCGTTCACCTTGTTACGATGTTCGTATAAGATGTATTTACCCGCCATTTATTTGACCTCTAACCGAAGAACGAATTAATGTCGTTCTGTGTTCCCTTGCGTTTAGTTCCGCGCTTCTCTGCCCGTTTTTGAGCCTTCTCCGCTTCCTTCTGCCTCTCGTTATAAGCGATGCAAAAGTCCACCACTTGCCCGAGTTGCATCTTGCGGATGTCTGACATCGTTAGTCCTCGTTCGAGTCCGGCGAGGATGATGTCGTCGAGTGTGACGGCTGAAGAGTTTTCAGACTTGCTCCGATTTCCTTCAGCCTCTTCAAGTTTTTTGAGCTGACGAATCCCTTCAGCACGAGATCGTACACAGCCGGCGCTACCACATCGAGTGGAAACGTCTCGAACTGCTTCACCCACTGCTTTGGTGGAGCAATATTCTCATCCGCTGCTTTCGCCATAGCCCACGTAACGTTGATTACTACGTCAACAAATTCGACTTGGAACATCGGAAGAAGAACCTCCATCGCTCTGCCCTGGATCGATTCCGCAACGTCAGCGACCGAGATCTCCGTCTTTCCTGTCTCTGCCACGATGGTCGATACGCCCTCAATCATTGAGGCGATGACCGGCATCAGAGCCGGAACGATGTCCTTGCCGAACTGGTCTCTATATTCCATAGTCCATGCCACATTGTTATTGAGCCGGACTTCCTGTTTTCCGATTTTGATTACTTTTTCCACGACTTACCTCCTAATAAAAAAAGGAGCGGGCTCATACCGAACCCGCCCCGCTTTGTTATGGTGCGATTGCTGGTGCAGTTGGAGCTGTGAACAGTGTCGAGTAACCAGTGTCCGCTGGCTTGAGCACTGCCATTGTAACGCCTGTTGCGTTGTCTCCTGTGCACGTTACACCCAGAGTCTCCGTTGCCGGTTCCTTGCTGTCCTCGATTGTTGCGTACTCTCTTGTGATTGCACCAAGAGCGCAGTTGTAGAGGATGACCCTTCTCGCCTCTGCATCGCCTTCAACCTGAAATGCGATGTATACGTTAGGCTTTGTAGCGTTCTTTACGTTCGCAAGTCCGCCGTTTGTCAGAGTCCTATATCCAAGGAACTGAGTCTTAAACTCATCATCGAACATAGCAACCTCGAGATCGCCCTCGATGGATCCACCGGAGTATCCGCTCCAGTATGCGATATTGTCAGCGTAGAACGTGTTCTGTTCTGAGCTCTCCTCAGGAGAGAACGAAACAGCACCCTTCTGATGATACGGTGTGCCGAGAGTAACGGCTCCCTGATCATCGACTGTGTATGTACCGACGTGGAGCTGAGAGATACCAAATTCTACTTTGTTAGCCATTGATAAGCCCCTTTCGTTTAGATGTAGTAATAAATCACGAAGACGCCCTCACTCTCGATGTAGACGTCCTCGCTCTTCTCATATAAAAAGCCATTGTCCAATAACGCTTGTTCAATGGCTTCCTCGTTTGATTCGTTTTTGATTGTGAAGTAATACTCGACCTGATAGCTGTTCTGCTTGTAGTAATGCGTATTGTCAGCTTGGAAGGTCTCTTGTCCATTACCGATATACACGATATACGGCGGACTCTGAGCCTTCTTAAAATGACTGTACGCACACGGAAGGCCGGTGCTCTGTAGTGTCTGGAATATTGTCATTTTAGTTTCCTCATGATGTTATCGAGCAGAAGGGACTCGCCTTCTTCCGCTGCATCGGCTATCTTATGATCTCCATTAACACGCCCGAACTCGCCCTTCTTGTTAACGATTCTATGACCGTTTTCAAGTAGGTGTGTGAGTCCCGGCATTGTCTTGTTGTATGTGACATAAGAGTTCTTGTCGAGTCGCTTTGAAGTCCATCCCGAAGCGTATTCGCCGGTTTTCTTGCTCGACGTATTCCTGAGCGTTTGAGCGGTTTCCTTTGCTGTCTGTTTGCAACCCTCTTCCGACGCATCTTCGCAACTGTTCAGGACATCATCGAGGATTTCTTTCATCTGCACAGAAAACGTCTTACCCATTGATCCGCTCCTCGCAAATAAGACTGATCCCGTCTCTCTGAGCGCTCCAATCAACTCGGATCACGTTATACTCGGTGTCCTCATACTCGAGCACCTTCTGTCCATCGTAATCATCACGGTTCGACAGGAACAACGTCAGAGATGGTTTAAGCCCGAGCTGTGCTGCGTTGTAGAACTCCGCTTGATACACGCCTCGAGGTTGGACGAATACTTCCGTTTCTGTGATTGAAAGCACTTCGTTTCCGTATTCGTCATATGTCGGTGTTCCGTATGCCTTTAGTGTTGCCACGCTGTCATACATTACGCCTCACCCCAATTCGTATATCCAGTCGCTGTTCTGAGCTGTGCTTTCTGCTCATCGTAGGACATCTTCAGTCTGTCGTAGTCCTCTGGAAGCCCAAAGGACATCTTGCAGTATGTGATAATCGCTCTCGATACAAGAGCATCCAACTCATCCGGCACGATGACACCCGCAACACCGAGGTCGAGTTTGGCTGCGTCAATAAGACCACCCAGTTCGGCGTCGTATGCGTTTGTCTTTATGCGGAGAGCCATCTTTACCTGATCAAGCATTTTCTTACCTCACAATTACTTCGTCTTTTTCTTTGCTGGTTTCGCCTCAGCCTTTTCAGCCTTCGCCTTGACCTCGACCGCATTGTTAAAGGCTATCAGCCTCGAAGCCTCCTGATCAGAGACCTCGAGAACTGTATCCTTTGCGAATCTGACAAATGTGTCGTTAGTCAGCTTGACCTTCATTATGCCGATACCTTAGCGAAGAACTTGTTACCAACAAGGCCGATTGCTGCCGGCTGACGTCCAAGGATTCTTACCATGTCGGATGTCATGAGGCTGTGGTCGTCATACTTGAACTCGATAGCCTCGCCCTTTGGCAGATTCATCATCACACCGCTCAGGTCTCCGATGATTGGAGCTGTTACGGTGTCATTGAAGAGAACTTCAAGCCCATCAAATGGATCCACGCCGTACTGGGCAGCCATCTGAAGAGCTCTATAGGAAGCATACTGGGCCGGTGTGCAGATGATTACGAGATCTTCTGCTGCGGAGCTCAGGAGTGCTCTTGCGTTTACAAAGTCAGCGATGTTTCCGGCAGCTGTGCCTGTCTTAGCAACAGCTGGGGAATCAGCGTCCGCTGTCTGTGGAGCTGCGAGGATAGCAGCAACAACAGCGTTCTCCTCAGCCTTGATGATTCCACGAGCTACCTCGTCATAGATATAGGACAGATAAGCCTCACCGCTCATGCTGTCGAGAGCCTCGTCAGATACGCTGACCCATTTCTTGTAAGTTGTCGGAACGAGTGTCACGATTCCGAGAGTAAGTGCCTCTTCTGTAACAGCTTCGCCGCCTTCTTCGTGAGCGGCAGCAGCTGGAGCCGAGATTTCAAATCCGACCTTTACGTTGCCGGCTGCGTTCATTCTGCGAACTCTTCTGAGGATTTCGCTGTCCTCGAGTCTCTTTGCTACGATTTCGCCTACGAATGTAGGAACCGGAATAGAACCTACGAGCGGAGACTCTACGTTGTCGCTATAAAGTGCTCTGCACTCTTTGTCATTACCAGTCTTTACATACTTAGCGAATGCTTCGATGTAGTCATGGCTGTTTCTGATTTCCATATCAGTCATCTTTTCTTCTCCTTTGCGTGTTTCAATTGTCTTACCCGCACCTCTGGCTACCGCTTCGGCTGCCTTGCGGGACTCTTCTTTTTCGAGATTGAGAGCCTTTGTTCTCTCCTCGATTGCTTCAAGCTCAGCGTTCAGAGCGTCGAGTGTTTCAGCGTCGGCCTCTTCTGTCTCGGTAGCGATAGCCGATTTTCTTTCCTCGAGCTCGTCCATTCCGAGCATCATGATTTCTTCGCGTGTCATTAGATGTTCTCCTTTTTCAACGCTCTTGCTTTAACTTCTGCTCTCTTTGCCTCGAGTGCTCTCTTCTCTTCCTCAAGTCGCTCCGCCTGAATCCTCTCGATCACTCCGTCGGTAAGATCGCCAATGCTTCGAGTAACCGCATCCGCTGCTATCGAAGTGCCGTCATTGGCTGGAATCGAAACTGCGCTCACGTCATAGAGTTTGCCCACCTTTGTGATGTGCCTCGTATAGATCCAAATGCCAGCGTCGTCCTGTTCTTTATCTTCGCTCTCACCTGTGACCGTAAATCCGAAGCTCATCCTGTCGGTGTAGCCTCCCGCGATCTCTTCGTACAGTTCGCGTCCGATCTCTGTACCACCAAGATCTGCGGATATAAACAAACCCTTTTCGTCCGGCTCGACGGAAAGAGTGTTGTTCCTTGTTCTTGCGAATACTCGACCGCGGTGGTCGTACTGCATGATCACATCGCTCATGTCGGTCTCATCGAAGGCCGTTCTGTCCACTACCTCCCAGAGCTCCCATCCTTCGCCACCAAACAGTTTGTAAGGCTCGTCGAATGTACTCGCATAACCATTGACGACCTTCTTCTGATCCTCTTCGCCATCAACAGCCTCGCGGATCTGCATCGTCATGTTTCTGTATTCTCTGTCATTCTTGACCATTGTTTTCGTCCTCCGTTCCTGTTTCGGATACCTTTTCGTCTGCGTCTATGTATTCGCCTCTGATGAAGCGGACGTCACCGTTTTCGACAGTGCCGTAATTGAACAGTTCACGCGCCTCGTTGATGGACATAACTCCACGGTCGAGGAGTTGCTGTGCCATCTGCACCTTCTGCGATGTGCTCATATACTGGAGCCTGTTTGCGTTCGCCATAACGTAAGAGCCCTGTGCACGTTCTCTCTCACTAAACAGCATCTTTGTTAATGCCTCCGAGAACTGGATCGCAAACGGCTCGATACATCCATCAAAGAATCCCTCGAGTTCCTCCGCCTTCGCTTTGTTCTGAAGCACATCTTCATTCACTCCGAAATAGTTGAACACGTTCTCGCGTATCTGCTCCATCTGATCAGCGTCTATCGAGTACGGCTTAACATCTATCTGTTTGATGTCCTTGTAAGTATTCGGAAACAGGAGGAATCCACCCGCCTCCGATTCGCTCGACAGATTCTCAGCCGTGAATCGTTCACGCTCTTTTGCAAGGTCTTCAGGTTTCGCAAAGTTCGCAAGCTGTGCCATAAAACGGAATGTCGCTGCGTTCTTCACGCCCTCTTCGATGCCCTGATTCTGGATGTGGATCAGTTGCATCGTTTCACGGAGCGCCCTGTTACTGTCTCCAAAGAAATCATCGTGATATTGATGTTTCGTCAAGACCGCACACTTACGAAATTCGACCGCTGCATATTGTCCATTACTGAACTGATACCTCAGCCAAATCTCATCGTCATATTCGACCAGTGTGCACGATGCCGGGAGCACCGGGTACACTCCAGTAATGATCATTCGCTCATCGAACACAGGAACCACGAAGGCTGTGTTATTCACATCAAGGATGGTGCTCAGCCTATAAAGGAACTGAGACCATGTTTGCCACTGGTTCGGTCCGAGTCGCAGTTTTGCCTGTAGCGATGGATTTGCGGATCCATTCACTTCGACTTTCAGTTTGGAAATGTGCCTCGCTCTTGCGTCGATTGCTGCCCTCACTATCTCCGACTCATAAACAGCACCGCCCCAATTCGTAAACATTGGCTGATATGCTGTGAGAGTCTGAAACAGTGAGCGGGCTTTGCGAATCGCTTCGTCTGATTTCTCGGCCTCTGCCGGTCGGAAAATTTTATCAAACAACGACATTGAGTAACCTCCTCGGGATGTACTCCCATTTATAGCCGTGGGATTGTTTTTGTATTCCCTTTGTGGCTCTCTTTATTGGTGTTTGTCCGAAGCCCGTCGCTCTTTCCATCTCGTAAAAGCCGTAATACTCAGCGACGACTTCGCCGGTTTTTAAATCTAATTGACGAACAATGCCAGCTTTTCCGCATTGTTCGCCCTTTTTACCTTCTCGCATATTCCCGCGCTTTTTAGCGGCTATGCTCATATTGCGTTTTTGCTCTTCTGAAAAAACGATTCCCTTACGCACCTCGCTCATTTTCTTTCGCGTTTCTTGTGAGAGTTTCGTTCCTTCGTTTGGATTTTCTCCGCCGATAGATTTGTTATATCCATATCTTTCGTCGTTAGTTTTATAAAACGCAATTAGCTCTTTTTCTTTTTCACAAGCCTCGTCTTTTGAAGCACCCGCAAGAACTATCTCGTGAGTAAAGTTTTCCCATCCGTCTCGGCATATAGCTCTATAAAAATGCTCGTTCAGATAGTAGCCGTTCCCGTTTCGCCACCTCCGATTCGGCGATTGACTTGTTATGCCGACATATCGTTTTCCATCGAGCTTATTCGTATGAACATAAACAATATAGTTATTCATTATTCCTCATTTGTGAGTTGGTATCCGATCTCGGAATACCACTTCTGACGGACTGTCATCGCATCTGCAAGAGCAGCGACTCCGTCAATTCGCGCTCTCTGATTTATCTTGACGAGACGTCCTCTGCCTCGTTCAATGCTCATCTTGATTGCTGCGTTCAACAGGTGCGACTTCAGTAGATCGTTGTCGCCGATGTAGACGCGTCCATCTTTGATTAGTCCCTCCATCTCCTGGAGCACAGGCCACAGATTGTCACCTTGGAAAACATCGTCACACTGGAACCCAGCGCCCTCGAGATCCTTCACCAAATACTGCGAACTATATCGGTCATAACCGACCTTCAGCGGATAGATTTCGTAGTCGCTGATCAGTCGAGTCATCCACGCATACACATCGTTATAGTCCACAATGTTCTCGCCACTCGCCGATAGGAATCCGCGACGAATGAATTCATAATATGGAACACCATCTTCTGCGACCCGTTGGTCGATGCGTTCGGATGGCATCCAGAAGTGAGCGAGTACGTTGAGACGTCCACCCTTCTCCACAACGATTACCGCTGCCGTGAGGTCTGTGGTCTGCGACAGGTCGATTCCCGCCACACAGTAAAAACCACGGAAGTCCTCGAGCCGTATCGGATCACCGCTGATCTGTGCGATGGTCTCCGCTGGTAACCACGCAAGCGAACTGTTCTGCTTTATGCAGCAGTATTTACACATGAACTCAGCCTTCTTCGAAAGTGAGCCCTCTGCAACTGCTATCTCTTCGAGCATATAGTCCACCGAGACAGACGTCCCAAGATTCGGATTGCTCTTCCTCAGTTCGTTCGTGTCGTTCCACTTTTCGATGTCGTCTATCATGTAGAGCATCGGGAGTAGCTTTGTCTCTTTGCTATCGCCCAATAGAAAACGAGTCGATCTTTTGACCAACTCGTCATATATTCCATCGTTAATGTAGCCGGAAGTGGTACAGCTCAGGAGGATCCCTTCAGGCCTCGCACCCATTCCACTCTTCATCACTTCGTATTGTTTTAATCCAGCGTCACCTTGCCACGCTGCGACCTCGTCCATTATGCACAGACTCGGATTGAATCCGTCCGACTTCTTTGCACTGAACGCGATCTTCTTAACAGTGGAGTTTGTTCCAGGGATCGACAGATCTGTCTGTCTGTGTCTCGGAAGCTCGCTGTCATCGTACAGTTTTTTATTATGCGCATCCGTCTCCGAGAGCCGTTCCTTTAGCTCCTTGTATTCTGGATCCAATGTGACCATCTGCCAGATGTCGTTATAAACGAGATCCGCTTGATCAAGTTTAGGAGCCACACAGAATACCCTCGAACCATATTCGGCGCTCCTGAATTCGTAATCGCCGAGAGCCGACGCAAGTTTCGTCTTTCCATTCTTGCGTCCTACTACGAGGAGGATCTCTCTGAACTGTCGCCGACCCTCAGCGTCCACGACACCATATATGCAAGAGATAAATGCCTTCTGCCACACTTCGAGTTGGATGTTCCCCGGTGCAAGTGGTCCCTCAGTATGGAAACAATGCTCTTCTATCCACTCAATGGCATCCGTCGCCTTCTTCTGGTCGAAATAAAACCGTTTCTCCTCGAGACCGTGGACGATGTACTCGTAAATCTTCTCGATCCACTG